CCATTTTGTGTTTGAATTGTTAATATACGGCTAAATCTATCTTGTACTTCAGTAACTTGTCCTTCAACATTTAAACGATACTTATAAATCCTCTTCATTTTTATCCTTTCGCATTATTGCAGCATTATATACATTTTCCAAAAGCATACATCTTGTCATCAAGCCAACGCCTCCTGGAACTGGAGTAACGTCTCTATTCTCTGTATTATAACAATCGCCGCAAAGCTTTCCATTTTCATCAAAATTAATACCAACATCAATGACAGGAACATGAATAGCATAACAATTTAAAAACTTCCGTTTTCCAACAGCACTCACAATAAGATCTGCGCCAACCACATGCTTATCAAGATTGCGGGTTTTGCTATGGCAAAGTGTTACTGTGGCATTAGCGTCCGTCATCAATTTAGCAAGAGGTTTACCGACGATATCGCTGCGACCAATAATAGTTACGTCTTTGCCGATCGGGTCCCAGCCGCAATATTCTAAATATTTCATAATACCGCCAGGAGTGCATGGTTTATGCGGACTGTAGGGTCCAAATCCATCGACGTCTTGAATTGGATCAAGTATATCTGTAAGAAATTTTACATCAAAATCTGCGGGAAGGGGCAGTTGAATAATAATGCCATCGTATGCATTTCTAATTAAAATCAATTCTGCTACAAGATCTTGCTGTGAAAAATCTGTTTCAGTAAAATGAAGATGATGAGCAATAATACCAACCTCTTCACAATCTTTAATTTTATTTTTTACATATCTATTAGAAGCTTCTATATTGCCTACCTGAATAATAGCTAATCGCGGTGCTTGTTCCAGCTCTTCGATTTTTGTTTTAATCACTTGTTTCCAATTATGTACGAAAGTTTTACAATCCTTTAAAATCATCGTCATTATCCCATCCTTCCGGTAGTATCATATCTAAAATTGCGGCAAGTATATTATTTGCGGCAAAGACTGGTCCCATCAGACAAATTATAATCAATATTACCTTTTTAGAAAAATCTAAATCTTTGCTATATGGGGCATATTCCATTGCGGTCATTGTTGAAAACATTGCCCACAAAATAATTATTGTAATTGTGGCGACCATAATATTGTACCATCCTTGTATCGAAAAACTTTTTGTTTTGGAACGATATTAATTCGCGGCACTCCATCTTCATCTAATCGTGCATTTGGGTGCATTGATATAACCCCTATAATTTTTTTGTCATCCCAACGAGAAAAATCATAAATAATAGCTTTTTCATTAGACTTTTGTTCTGAACAAATTAATAAAGCATCTTCCCAAACTTCAACTGGATCTCCATAGGTTAACTTAACTGCGGCTTTAAAGTTTTCTGCGTCTTCTAAGTTACCACTTAAACTTTTTAATCTATATTCGAGTTGTTGTGCATATTTATATATAGCTATACGCGTAATAATACTAATTAAACAAAAGACTACTGCGATAATTGATATTACTATCATATTTTTCTCCTTTTAACTTTTCTATATATATTATAACAAAATTTTTTAATATTGTCAATTAAAACTCTAAAAATTTGACTTTGCAGAAAATTTTGTGTATAATAAAGATATGAAAAACTGGAGGTAAAAAATGATAAAGTTAGATTATTCTTTACAAACTCCAGAAGAAAGAAACGAATTAGTGAAAAAGATTTTGGAAGAGAATCCAAATCCCAGTGAAAAATATTTAGAAATTTTAGCTGACTATCTCGTTCTTTGTATGGAGAAACAAGAGAAAAAGGAGAAAACTATATTGACAGAAAATCGTATGGCTACTGTCAATAAACGTGAAACCTCTTATGAGGGCCTTGTTTCCCAACTTGAAAATGGCGAAGATGGTATATATAATTTAATGGATGATAGTAAATAGACAATATTTTAGCCAAAAGTTACAATTACAAAAAAAGATTTAGAAGAGATTCCAGATTTACGACAAGTGCGCGAAGCCATTGAACTTTGGGAAGAAAAATTAAAAACTGCGCAAGGGCGAGATGCCTTTGTTATTAAAAAAGCGATTATTGAATTGCGGAAAGATCAATACATTATTAAAAATGCGTTCCGCTGTCCGGTCGCCATTTCAAATTTTACAAAATCATAGCATTTTATTCCATTAGAAGATTAGACCCATGAATTTGATGAAAAAGGCTATCCAATTCCGGAAGGAGTCTCTTTGTTAAGTCCAACAGTTTGTTCAGCTATTTTGTGTAATTATTCATAGTTGAGACAAGGGTGTTGGGACTAGTTCGGTGGAGATACTTGGTATTTAATGCAAGCTTTTGATATAGTTAGTGATATTGCATTAAAAGATTATCCGCTGTACGAAAGAATTGTTGACTTAAAAATTGATGGTTTACAAAATATTGATATTCAAGCAGCCATTGAAGAAGAGTTTGGTATTAAGCATAGTTTAGAGTATATATCAAGTTTATGGCGAAACAAAATTCCAAAACTAATTGCGTCTGCGGCCGAGGACCAATATCTTGATTGGTACTACCTTAATGTTGAAAAGGGTAAGTACAAACGATGCAGTAGATGCGGCCAAATTAAATTAGCTCATAATAAATATTTTAGTAAGAATAAAACAAGTAAAGATGGATTCTATAGTATTTGTAAATGTTGTAGAAATTCAAAGGACAAAAAATCGTAATATTGAGCTTGTAGAATTATTAAAATAATGAAAGGGGGCTATTATAATGGCTGTTGAACAAACATTCTATTGTGAAAAATGTAATCGAACAATGAATGCGGATTAGTTCTATTCGTCAAATAATTTGGAAAAATATCCAAACGATGGTAAATTTCCATAGTGTAAAAAATGCATGACTCTTCATGTTGATAACTGGAATCCAGATACATATTTGTGGATTTTACAAGAGGCAGATGTGCCTTATATTCCAGACGAATGGAATAAATTAATGATGTCATATGCGCGCGATGGTAAAAAAACGTCGGGCATGACTATTCTTGGTCGATATCTTTCTAAAATGAAGTTAAAACAATATAAAGATTATCGTTGGAAAGATACTGATTTTTTACAATAGATGGCTAATAGTAAAATCGAACAAGCTATGAAACGTCAAGGCTATGGAGCTGCGGAAATCGCTGATGCGATCAACAAAGCTAGCTTTGAAATTCCAGAGGGTGAATTAGCAGAACCTAAATTTATTGAGCCTGAAGAAAATCCTTTTATGCAGGAAGATTATTTTGATCGCGAAGCATCCGCTTCTGATTTTGATGATGATTTAACTGAAGAGGATAGAATTTATCTTCGACTTAAATGGGGGAAAACTTATAAACCCGAAGAGTGGATTCGATTAGAACAATTATATAATGAAATGATGGAATCATATGATATTCAATCTGCAGGTCATATTGATACTTTGAAACTGGTGTGTAAAACATCTTTAAAAGCAAACCAGTTAATTGATATTGGAGACGTAGAAGGTTTCCAAAAGATGAGTAAAGTATATGACAGTTTGATGAAATCCGGTAAATTTACTGCGGCCCAGAATAAAGCTGAGTCTGGTGAATTTGTTGATTCTATTTCTGAATTGGTTGAGATTTGTGAAAAGGAAGGATTTATTCCTCGATTCCATATTGAAACACCAAATGATAAAGTTGATGAGACTTTAGCAGATTTGAAATTCTATACTAGAACACTTGTAACTGAAGAAATGAATCTTGGTAATTTGATTGAAAATGCTATCAAAGAAATGGCTAAAGAAGAAGCGAAAGAAGAAGATGAAGATATTGAAGATGAAATTATGACATTGGATGATATTGATTAGTTAAAAGATGAAGACTTTGAAGATTATGGCGATTTCTTAGAGGATGAAGCAGAATCAGACGAGGAGTTATTAAGAAAGTTGAGTGAACAATAATGGCATTGCAAGATCTATTAGATTTAAGTCAATCTCGTAAAAAGGTTGGTTTATCTGAAGAGCGCGTTATGGCAATTGTACCACCAGCAAGAGAATATATCGCATTCTGGCGTGAATATCCAGATATGTTCGTTGATTTTCTTGTGCGTGGATATAATCGAGAACCAAAAGATGGAGAATTTAAATTTTATTTTTATCAAAGAGTGTTCTTGCGTGCGGCCATGCGTCATCAATACTTGTATGCGGTTTTCCCTCGTGCTTATTCAAAATCATTCTTATCGGTTATGGTGTTAATGTGTAAATGTATTCTTTATCCTCGTTGTAAACTATTTGTTACATCAGGTGGTAAGGAACAGGCTGCGGGCATTGTCAAAGAAAAAGTACAAGAGATTTGTACACTAATTCCCGCATTTAAAAATGAAATTGATTGGAGTCGTGGTGTAACTCTTGAAGGTAAGGACTATTGTAAATATGTATTTAAGAATGGCTCTTATTTCGATAATATTGCAGCTCGTGAAAGTTCTCGTGGTAAGCGTCGTCATGGCGGTCTAATCGAGGAATGTGTTGGTGTAGATGGTACTATTCTTTCTGAAGTTATTATCCCTACCATGAA